ACTGCTCTAGATAATATCTACGAGGTTTCACATTATGTTGGAATAACAACAGTTGGATATGGATCGGATAAGACTAACAGTTCACTAAGAGTCTTTAGTAGAGTGTTAAGTTGGAACGGTTTACAGAATACTGTAGGATACTCAACATTAAATCAAGGTATTAGTACTGCGTTCATAGGTGATTATAGTTGGGGTAGACTTCAATCTGAAGGTAGGATGATATCAACGTCATATTACGTCAATACAAATGACGGTGTTACTGGTATTAAGACTGGCCCTCAGATTAAGAGAAGAGCTTCATTGAAGTTTGTAAATTATGTCGTCTAAATAGTAAAAAAAGTGTTACATTAGGTTCAATGTCCGCCATTATAACTGATCAAATACGAATATTGAATGCGAAGAATTTCGTTGCAGGTGTTTCTACAAACACCAATTCTTATTATGCATTCGTAGGTTTACCTAATCCAACAGGAATTAGAACTGATTGGGATACTTCTCCCCCTTCACCAGTCGATAGTTTCAATGATCTTAATGATTATTGGGATAGTATGATTGCGGTTAAGAAAATAACTCCTGCTGATTGTAAGCAAATCGTTCAAAAGAACCAGTGGAGTTCAGGTACTACATACGATTATTATAGACAAGATTATAGTATAACTAATGCACCTGCTAATTCAGGTGGAACAACCTTATACACTGGAAACTATTTCGTTGTAAATAGTGATTACAAAGTTTACATTTGTTTACAGAACGGAACAACACCTGAAACTCCTGATGGTAAACCATCTCTTGACGAACCAACGTTTACAGACTTAGAACCAAGAATTGCTGGTACTTCTGGTGACGGTTATATATGGAAGTATCTTTATACCATTAAACCTGCAGATCTAATCAAGTTTGATTCTACAGACTTTATGCCTGTTCCTGCTGAATGGAGCACAAACACTGCAGATAGTGCTATTAGAAATAACGCTGTTGATGGTGGTATTAAAATTGTTGTTATTAAGAATAGAGGAACTGGTATAGGAACTGCTAACCAGACTTATACTAGAGTTCCAATTAAGGGTGATGGATTTGATGCAGAATGCACAGTTGTTGTAAACAATGACCAGCAAATAGAAAGTGTCACTATATCTAATGAAGGATATGGTTATACTTACGGTAACGTTGATTTAGCTGCTGGATCTATTCCTACTCCTACTTCTCCACCAACTCTTGATGTTATCATTCCACCTCCAGGTGGTCATGGTAAAGATATATACCGTGAATTGGGTGCAACTAGTGCTTTACTTTATGCAAGAATTGAAAATGATGCTGAGAACCCAGACTTTATAACAGGTAACCAAATTGCTCGGATTGGAATTATTGAAAATCCTCAAGTATTTGGTTCTACTCAGTTACTTACTTTAGATAAAGCAAGTGCTGCATATGCTATGAGATTATCTGGAACGGGTTATAGTTCCGTAACATTCACTCCTGATAGTTTGATATCTCAAACAACTGGAACAGGTGTTACTGCTTACGGTAAGGTTCTTGCTTATGATGCAACTACTGGAGTTTTAAAGTATTGGCAGGATAGAACCATTGCTGGTTTTACTACAGTCGGTGTAGCACAAAGTGCCACTGCTGCTATCTACGGATACGATACAACCAGATTTACCTCAGATCCAACTGCAGGTGGTAGTAGAATTATTGTTGGTGGTAGTTCTAATTTATCAATTAGCACTACATTTAGTGGTCTATCTACCTCAATAAATAATAGAACATATTATCTTGGTCAGTCATTCACTAAAGGAATGTCAAACCCAGAAGTTAAAAAATACTCTGGAAATATGATTTATGTTGACCACAGACCAGCCATTACACGATCTTCAAATCAAAAAGAAGACATTAAAATCATATTACAGTTCTAAAATACTATGGCTCAGCAAACCAATCTAAACGTTTCACCATATTTTGACGATTTCGATCCGAATGATGGTTATCATAAGGTTCTTTTTAAACCTGGATATCCTGTTCAGGCTAGAGAATTAACTGGTCTTCAATCGATTCTTCAAAATCAGATAGAGAAGTTTGGTCAACACTTCTTTAAAGAAGGTGCTAAAGTAATTCCAGGAAATACTGCGTATTCACCAAATTACTATGCTGTAGAACTGAATAATACCCATTTGGGTGTTCCTGTTGATTATTATATTGAGCAGTTAATTGATAGAAAAATAATCGGTTTAACAACTGGTGTAACTGCGATAATTAAACAAGTTTTAAAACCAGAAGAATCTGAAAGAGGAAATTTAACTCTTTATATTTCTTATATGTCATCTGGTGTTGAAGATAGTAATATTAAAGCATTTGCTGATGGGGAATTATTAACTGCTGATAGTGATATTATTTCTGGGCCTGAAAATAATGCATTTATACCATCTGGAGAATCTTTTGCATCATGTATAGCAAATAATGCAACAGCTACTGCTGCATCTTTCTCAATATCAAATGGTGTTTATTTTATAAGAGGTAATTTTGTTAATATTGAAGATGAGACTATTATTTTAAGTCAATATGAGAATTTTCCTAGTGCTAGAATAGGTTTAAGAATTAATGAAGATATTATAAATTCTGATGAGGATGAAACATTAGCAGATAACTCAAAAGGTTTTAATAACTATGCTGCACCAGGTGCTGATCGTCTTAAAATAACAGCTTCATTGTATGCTAAACCATTAGATGATTTCAATGATTCTAATTTTATAGAATTAGCAGTTGTTGATGAGGGAATTTTAAGATCACAAACAAAGAATACAAAGTATAGTTTTATAGCCGATGAAATGGCTCGTAGAACTTATGAAGAATCTGGAGATTATACTATTACACCATTTGATGTTATAGTAAAAAATTCTTTAAATGACGGTCTTGGTAATAATGGTGTATATAAACAAGGTGAATTTACTCAAGGTGGAACATTAGCATCAGATGATCTTGGAGTATATCAAATAGGGCCTGGAAAAGCATTTGTTAAAGGATATGAGATAGAAACTATTAGTTCTACATATCTTGATGCACCAAAACCAAGAACAAGTAAAAAATTAGAAAGTCAAGGAGTAAGTTATAATACAGGAAATACTCTTCGTCTTAATAGGGTTTATGGAGCTCCAACCATAGGTATTGGAAATACTTATATTGTTAGTTTAAGAGATCAGAGAAGTGGTGATAATTCCTTTAAGATGGCAGGATCTGAAATTGGTGTTGCTAGGGTTTATGATTATGCATTAGAATCTGGTTCTTATTCTACATCTAATTCTGATACTAATGAGTGGGATATTGCATTATATGATCTTCAGTTAACAACTCGCATAACATTAAATGATGATATATCATTATCTGTTCCTACTTACGTTAAAGGAAGATATAGTGGTGCTACTGGATTCTTAAAAAATGCTGTTAGTAATAGTACTTCTTTAGAAATCTATGAAAAGCAAGGTGATTTCTTAAAGAATGAACCATTTGACTTTAATGGTGTATCTAATAATAGAGTTGCTGTTGCTGTAACATCTTATGGAATGTCAGATGTTAAGCAAATTTATGGTGGCCCAGAATTAGGTAATGTTGGTGCAGCAAAAAGTTTTACTGGTGATATTATACAAAAGAATCATTTTGTTTATGGTGAGGCAAAGATTACTGAAATAGATGATGCAACAGGTATATGCACAGTTACTAGTGAGAATGAGTTATTTCCTGGAATTTTAAAGGTAAATAATATCTTAGCATTTGGTGGTTTAGGTAATAATGAGGCATCATTTGCAAGAATAACAGAAGTAGCAACAAATAGTGTTAAGATTACTGGTGTATCAACAGTATCTGGTATTGTGCAGGGTGAAATTCCTGCATCAGATTTGGTCACTCCAAATTTAAGACTTGTTCAAACTCCATTAGAAACTGCACTTGAGAATAGTTTATATACATTAATGCCGAAACCTTTTATTTCGGATGTTGATCTTACTGATGCTACATTAACTATTAGAAAATCTTATTCAGTTGATGTTGCTATTAATCCAAATACAGGATTAGGTCGGATGACTTCTGCAATAACTGCAGATACAAATGAATCTTTCTTACCCTTTGATGAGGAAAGGTATATTTTTGTAAGACCAAATGGAGATGTTATAGCACTTACTGATGATATGTTCCAGTTTACTACTGGAAATACAGTATTGCAAATTGAAGGTTTAGGTTCTGCTACAACTGGATGCACATTAGTTGCAACATTAACAAAATCAAAACCATCTGCAAAAATTAAGAGGCAAAATAGAGTAAATGCTACTGTAGTTAATAGTTCTAGACTTACTGGATCTGGTATAGGAGCAACTACTTTAAATGATGGTTTGGTTTATGGTAATTTCCCATATGGAACTAGAGTTCAGGATGAGAGAATTTCTTTAAATCAAGGAGATGTTGTTAGGATTCTTGGTATATATGAATCCAATGATACTTCTACCGCATCTGCACCGAAGATGACTTTAGTTTCATTAAATGGTGCTACTGGTAAAACCACAGATCTTATTGAAGGGGAAAGACTTACTGGAGCTGATAGTGGTGCTATTGCAGTTTATGCTGAAAAAATAACTGATACTCAAATAACATATATCATACAGAATCAAACTGCATTTGAAGAAGGTGAAGTAATTACATTCTCAGAATCTAAGGTTCAGGGTGTTATCTCAGTTTTGGATAATCCAAGTAGAAATATTTCTGCAAATTATACATTTACTACTGGTCAAAAGAATACTTTCTATGATTATGGATATATTACTAGAAAAATAAATGCTAAATCACCTAAAAACGGTTTAAAGGTCTATTATACTAATGGATTCTATGAATCAACTGATGAAGGTGATATTACGGTAAAAAATTCATATGATAGTTGGGATTATAGTAAAGATATCCCATATATTAATGGTGAATTGGTTACAGATACTATTGATATAAGACCTAAAGTTTCTAATTACACTGTAGTTGCTGATTCTAGATCTCCATTAGAATTTTATGGAAGATCGTTTACAGCATCTGGTGGTTCTGCTAAGAATATTTTAGCATCAGACGAATCAATTATTACCAATTTTGATTTCTATGTTGGTAGAAAAGATAGAATTTTCTTAGATAAAACTGGTAAATTCCAAGTTCAGTATGGTGATCCATCTGAGAAAATGGAAACTCCTGTTGCTATTGAAGATGCTATAGAAATTGCTATGGTTGAACTTCCACCATATCTTTTCCAAACAGATAGAGCATCTCTTAACTTTATGAAGCATAAGAGATATCGAATGCAAGATATTAAACGACTTGAAGATAGAATTAAAAATCTAGAATATTATACTTCATTGTCTATGCTTGAAACTGAAACTTCCAACTTATTCGTTCCTGATGCAGATGGAATGAATAAATTTAAGTCAGGTTTCTTTGTTGATAATTTTACTAGTCTTAAGACTCAAGAAACAAAAGGCCTTAAGATAAAAAATAGTTTAGATCCTACTCATAAGGAATTAAGACCTCAACATTATACAACTTCGATTGATCTTCAAGCAGGCCCTGTTGAAGATGTTGATGCTAGTGTTGATCGTGCATATTTAGCTCCTGAAGGAACTAACGTAAGAAGACAAGCAGATGGTGTTGTAACTCTTGATTATACTGAAGTTGATTGGTTAAGTCAGCAATTTGCTACTAGAACTGAAAGTGTTACACCATTCTTGGTTAGTTTCTGGCAAGCAACATTAAAAATCTCTCCAAATTCTGATACTTGGACTGATACTGCAAGAATTGAAGCAAAAATTGTTAAAGCAGAAGGTAACTTTGCTCAAACAATGGCAGATAACCAAAGAGAATGGGGTGTAGATCCACAAACTGGAATGAGCCCAATTCATTGGAATGCTTGGGAAACTACATGGACTGGAACAGAAACCAATAGTTGGACTACAACAAGACAAGAAGCAGGCCCTTCAAGAACTAACGAAGTTATTCTTAAAAGAGGTTGGATTAACGGTGGTAGTGGTAGAAACCTTTCTAGATTTGATACTGTTCAGACTGTTACAACAGTTCAAGATACTCACCAAGAGACTTGGCAGACAGGAACATCTACTAGAACTGGTATTAGAAAGATTGTTACAGAACAATGGGATAATGAATCATTTGGTGACAGAGTTGTAAGTAGAGATGTTATTAATGTAATGCGTTCTAGAAACATTGAATTTATAGTTTCTAAGTGCAAACCATTAACTCAATTATATGCTTTCTTTGATGGAGTAGATGTTACTAAACTATGCACTCCAAAATTGATGGAAATCTCCATGACTTCTGGAACATTCCAAGTTGGAGAAACAGTTATTGGAACTTTACCTTCAGTGGGTATACAACCAGAAGGAACTGATGCTCCATTTATTAGATTTAGGGTAGCACAAGCAGACCATAGATCTGGGCCATATAATGCACCAGAAGAAGTATTCAAGAGAAATCCATATATTTCACAGGTTGGTGCAACTGCACTTGAAACTTTCTTAGGAACTCCAGGAACTGTTCAGGTTGCTTCTTCAAATCAACAATCTACTGAGATGCCAACAACATACTCAGCAACATCTACTATATTAAATGTTGATACAAAATCATTAAGCGATCAACCACAAGGTACTTACTTTGGATATGCTTGGTCTGGAATGTCATTGAGAGGAGAAACAAGTGGTGCTCAAGCAGATATTACTAATCTAAGATTAATTTCTGATCTTGGTGCTAATTTAATTGGAAGTTTCTATATACCAAATCCAAATAGTGGTAATCATCCAAGATTTGAAACTGGTAAGAAGACTTTAAGACTAATTGATAGTACTTCCAACGATAAAGATAAGTGCGATACTTATGGTGAGGATGTTTATACTGCTGCTGGAACATTAGAAACAGTTCAAGAAACTATTGTTTCTGTTAGAAATGCTAAAGTTGAGACAAAACATCATTCAGAATCAAAACCTGCTAGACAACTTACGGGTTCTGGTGTTATTCAATCTAATGCTATTTCTTCAGGAGATCAAGTAACAGGTAGTAGAGAACAGTGGTATGACCCACTAGCACAATCATTCCAGGTAACTGAGAAAGATGGTGTGTTTATTACTAGTTGTGATTGTTACTTCCAGACTAAGGATGACATGGATATACCCATGACATTCCAAATCCGCACAATGAAGGGAGGTTTTCCAACACAAAAGATATTACCATTCTCAGAAATTATTAAATCACCTGATGATATTAATGTTTCTCAAAATGGAACAGTTGCAACAAAATTCACTTTTGATGCACCAGTTTTCTTAGAGGGCGGTAACCAAGAATATGCTATATGTTTAGCATCATGGTCAACTAAGTATAAAGTCTTTATTTCAAGGATTGGAGAATCTGATATATTGACTGACGAATTTATATCTCAGCAGCCATATCTTGGATCATTATTTAAATCACAGAACGCTTCTACTTGGGATCCATCTCAGTGGGAAGATTTAAAATTCCATTTCCGTAGAGCAGAATTCCAAAGTGAAGGAACTATGGAATTATATAATCCAGTTCTTTCTGAAGGTAATGCACAAATTGCAAAACTAATGCCTAACTCTATCAATATTAATTCTAGAAGAGTTAGACTTGGTATAGGAAAAACTCTTACAGATACTGTTCTTCAGTTTGGTAATACAATTGCTCAATCAGCACATAATGATGGGGCAACTGCTCATACATCACCATCAAACGCAACTGGTAATTATGTTGGAAATGCTGGTATTGCTACTGGCGATATGTCAATTATTAATGCTGGTTTAGGTTATACACCTACTAGTGGTTCTTATGGATTTACTGGTGTTGGTATGACTAACATTACTGGAACAGGTGATTTTGTTACTGCTAATGTTCATATTGTTGATGGTGTTGTCGGTGCTTGCACAGTTACATCTTCTGGTAGTGGATATACTAAGGGTGATGTTCTGGGTATTTCAACTATTGGAAATAATAATGTTGGTAGAAATGCAAGATTGTCTATTGTTTCTATAGGTCAAACATCTGAATTAATTCTTGATAACGTTCAAGGTGATTTTGCTCTTAATGGAAGATTAACATATACTAGTGGAATAAGTGGTTTGACAACTGCTGTGAATGCTAACACATATGGTGGTATTTCTAGTTGCACAGTTGAAAAAATTACTGTGGTTAATGATGGATTACACTTTACTGTGGATCATTTAAATCATGGTATGCATCATGATACTAACAGAGTCGAAATTACAGATGCAGCATCTGATGTTCCTCCAACTAAATTGACATTACCATATAATTCAAGTGCTTCAGGATCTATTGCTGTTGAAAGCACTGATAATTTAGGAACATTTGAAAATGTTTCTGTTGGTGC